CTGTACGAGCAGGGAAAGGTCCGCCACGTCGGCATGTTCCCGGAGCTTGAGGACGAACTATCCGGCTTCAGCACGGCGGGATTCACCGGCAGCCGCAGCCCAAACCGTGCCGACGCGCTTATTTGGGGCCTGACCGCGCTATTCCCGGCCGTGACCGCACCGGCCAAGGTAGTAGCAGCAGCGCCGCTACCTATGGCGCACCATTGGAGCCGGTAGCATAATCGGCCACCACGCGCAATAGGGAATCCACCAATGGCCCGCGAATCCACCGAGCAGCGACTCACCCGCATTCACGCCGAGGCTATGCGGGAATTCGACGCCATCCAGAGTGCCGTGCGCGATGAGCGGCTGCAGTGTTTGCAGGATCGCCGGTTCTACAGCTTGGCCGGCGCGCAGTGGGAAGGGCCGCTCGGCGCGCAGTTTGAGGCCAAGCCGAAGATGGAGGTTAACAAGGTCGCCCTAGCGGTTCAGCGCATCTTCTCCGAGTACCGGGCGAACCGGGTAACGGTTGATTTTGTCAGCAAAGAGGGCGCGGAGTACGACTCGCTGGCCGATGCGTGCGACGACCTGTATCGTGCAGACGAGCAGGATTCAAGCGCCGAGGAGGCTTACGACAACGCTTTCGAGGAGTCCGTCGGCGGCGGTATCGGGGCGTGGCGCTTGAGGGCGGTGTACGAAAACGAGGAAGACGACGAGGACGAAAAGCAGCGCATCAAGATCGAGCCTATCTTTGACGCGGATTCGTCTGTCTTTTTCGACCTGCAGGCCAAGCGTCAGGATAAGGGAGACGCCAAGCGGTGCTTCGTCCTAACCAGTATGACGCACGATGCCTATATCGAGGCATGGGGCGACGATCCGTCTAGCTGGCCGAAGGAAATCCACCAGCACGAATTCGACTGGTCTACGCCAGATGTCGTCTACGTGGCAGAGTATTACCGAGTGGAAGAGCGCTCGGAAACGGTGCGCATCTATCAGGGCTTGGACGGCGAAGAAGAACGGTACCGCGAGAGCGAGCTAGACGACGAGACCATCGCCCAGCTTGAGGCCATCGGCTCGCGCCAGGTGGGAGACAAGCGCATCAAGGTGCGAAAGGTCCGCAAGTACATCCTGAGCGGGTCCAAGGTGCTTGAGGACTGCGGATACGTCGCCGGCCGGCATATCCCGATCATCGTCACGTATGGCAAGCGGTGGTTCGTGGACAACATTGAGCGGTGCATGGGCCATGTCCGCTTGGCGAAGGACGCCCAGCGCCTGGCGAACATGCAGCGCAGCAAGCTGGCGGAAATCAGCGCGCTATCAAGCGTGGAAAAGCCGATCCTGTTGCCCGAGCAGATCGCCGGGCATCAAATGATGTGGGCAGAGGACAACGTAAAGCAATACCCGTATCTGCTCATCAATCCCCTGACCGGCCCGGATGGCTCACAGCAGCCCGGCGGCCCTGTTGCCTACACCAAGAGCCCGCAAATCCCGCCAGCGATGGCGGCCCTGCTGCAGATCGTGGAGCAGGACATCAAGGATGTACTCGGCAATCAGGAGCAGGGCGACAAGATCGTGGCCAATGTGTCGGGTAAAGCGGTCGAGATGGTGCAGCAGCGCCTGGACATGCAGACCTATATCTATATGTCCAACTTTGCGAAGGCCATCCGACGCTGTGGTGAAGTTTGGCTCGGCATGGCCCGCGAACTCTACGTCGAACCGGGCCGCAAAATGAAGGGCATCGGAGCGCATGGACAGACCAGCACGGTAGAACTCATGCGTCCGATTGTGGGCGAGGACGGCGAGATTGAATACGAGAATGACCTGTCCGAAGCGCAATACGACGTCGCCGTGGAAGTCGGACCCAGCAGCAGCAGTAAACGCGCGGCCACTGTCAGGGCGCTGACGCAGATGATGGCGCTGTCGCAAGACCCTGAGACGCAGAAGATCCTGCAGGCGGCAGCGCTGATGAACATGGAAGGCCAGGGGCTGACGGATATCAACGAGCATTTCCGGAAACAGCTCGTGATGCTCGGCGTGCTCAAGCCCACGGACGAGGAAGTGCAGGCCATGCAGCAGGCCCAGGCGCAGCCTGACCCGAACGCTGAACTTATGCGCGCTGCTGCCACTGAGGCGCTGGCGAAGGCTGAGAAGGCGCAGTCTGACGCCCGCCTGTCCGATGCAAGAGCCGCGCAGACTCTGAGCGAAATCGGCATCAAGTGATGCCACGGCTACCGCGCAGCCGTCAATGCGCGAGAGGAAACCCATGCAAGACGTAGACACGCCCACGGAAGAGGAAGTCGATACTCCTGAGGCTGAGGCTGTAGAGACGAAGGACGAAGAGCCAGAGGCGCAAGAGACGCCGAAAGAACAGGAGCCGGAGGAAATTACCGTCGCCATCGGTGACGAAACCCCGGCCGAGGAAGAACAGGAAAAGGCCCCCGAGTGGGTGCGCGACCTTCGCAAGCAGCACCGAGAACTTCAGCGCAAGGTGCGAGAGTACGAAGCCCGCGAGCAGGTGGCGCCAAAGGTGCAGACCCTTGGGCCGAAGCCGACGCTTGAGCAGCACGACTACGATACCGAACGCTATGAGCGATCCCTAGAGGCGTGGTATCGCCAGCGCGATGAGCAGGCGAAGATCGAGGCGCAGGCGAAGGCCAAAGCGGAAGAAGCCGAGCGGGCCTGGAAAAGCCGGCTAGACACCTACGGCAAAGCCAAGGCTGAACTCAAGGTGCGCGACTTCGACGACGCCGAGGCGGTGGTCTTGGAGGCTTTCAACCAAACGCAGCAGGGAGTCATGCTGCATGGTGCGGATAACCCGGCCATGGTGGTCTACGCCCTCGGAAAGAATCCGAAGAAAGCCAAGGAACTGGCAGCTATCGCAGACCCTGTGCGGTTTGCGTTTGCAGTTGCAAAACTGGAGAGCCAATTGAAGATCGTCCCGCGCGCGAAACCACCGGCCCCCGAGCGTTCCGTTCCCGTTGGCACTGCGCCTGTTAGCGGGACTGCCGATGCCACGCTTGAAAGGCTGCGCGAACAAGCTGCCAAGACTGGCGACATGACGGCGGTTATTCGCTACAAGCAGCAGCTAAAGGCCAAGCAACGCTAGGTATTGCAAAGCGGGCCGGATGGTGTATATTCGGCCCGTCTGCATGGTTTCGCCAGCCACAAATGGCAGAGCAGACCTGTAGAGCGGCCACGCGGCTCTGATGCGTGAGTAACTGAAGGCAACCCGCTAGGCGGGGTCATCCGTAACTCATCATCAAGGGGCCAACAATGGCTAACGCGTTTTCCAAGGAAGAGCGCATCGCTTACGAGAACCTGCTCGAAGGCTTTCAGGATGCGCTGGTGCTGTCTCGCAACGTCGCGGTCTTCAACACTGACCAGACGATGATGGAGCGCACGAACAACACCATCTGGCGTCCGCAGCCTTATATCTCGGTGTCCTACAGCGGCACCGACATGACGACGAACTTCGACGACTACACGCAGTTGTCGGTCCCCGCGACCATCGGCTTCAGCCGTTCGGTGCCGTGGATCATGTCCGCGACGGAACTGCGCGATTCGCTGCAAGAGGGCCGGCTCGGTGACGCTGCCAAGAAAAAGCTCGCTAGCGACATCAACTTGGCGATCATGAACGTGGCGGCCCTGCAAGGCACGCTGTTCGTGAAGCGCACTGGCGCTGCGTCCGGCTTCGACGACGTGGCCGAAATCGAAGCGGTGATGAACGAACAGGGCGTCATGGACACCGACCGCTACCTCGCGCTTTCGTCGCGCGATTACAACGGCATGGCATCGGACCTGGCGAAGAACACCCGCAGCTTCGGCAACGACATCAGCGACAGCGCCCTGCGTCGCGCCTATGTCGGCCGCGTGGCGTCTTTCGAAACGTACAAGCTTGACTACGCCATCCGCAAGGCCGCGCAGCTTGGCGGCGCTGGTCTGCAGGTTAGCACGCTCCCGGCGGCGAATAACTTCTGGGTGCCGCGCGCTACCGTGGTGGCCGCTACCGGCGAAACGTCGAACCTCGACAATCGTTTCCAGACCATCACGGTTTCGAGCACGACCAACGTGGCGCCCGGCGACTCGTTCACCATCGGCAACGTCTTCGCGGTGCATCACATCACCAAGCAGAGCACGGGTCAACTGAAGACCTTCCGCGTCATTTCGGTGCCGACCGGCACGACCATGGTCATCAGCCCGCCGATCATCTCCAACCAAGGAGGCAGCGACTCGGAAGCGCAGTACCAAAACTGCGTTGTGACCGCTCCGTCTGCCACGGCTCCAATCGTGTTCCTGAACACGGCCGCCGGCAACATGAACCCGTTCTGGCAGAAGGACTCGCTGGAAATCCTGCCGGGCCGCTATGCGATGCCGAGCGATGCGGGTGTCGCGGTGATGCGGGCTGCTACGGACCAGGGCATCGAACTGGTGATGACGAAGCAGTATGACATCAACACCATGAAGACCAAGTACCGCTTGGATACGCTGTACGGCGTGGTCAACAAGCAGCCGCAGATGTCCGGCATCATCATGTTCGGCCAGCCCTAATCAGGAGAATCAACCATGGCTTTCTTCGTTCAGCCGCAAGGCATCGCAACGGTCCTGGTCCCGGCTGGCGGCTCTATCGCCGTCTTCTGCCAAGGTCAGGCAACCGTCAGTCGTGTTTCGACTTCGCCTAACTACCCGGATCAATCTGTCCTGCTGGGCACCGTCAACAACGGGCAGGTTGTTTTCGGGTCGTTCACCAACGCGACGACGGTCACTGTCGAAGCGTCCGGCGGCGTGCAGACTTTTTACGAAGTCGGCACGTCTCCGGCCGTTTCGCAAAACCGGCTGTCGTGGCAAGTGCAACCCACTCCGGGCACGCTCAACGCTAGCGGCACTCTTAGCTGGGCGCTCATTTCGTCGGGCATCGTCACCTCGACGACGGCGGCTGCGGTTACTGGCACTCTGCCCACTGGCGCTGTGATGGATGCGTCCAGCAGCTTTGCGGTTGGTGATTCGGTGGACTTCACCGTCATCAACACTGGCGCAACCAACGCCTTCACGGTGGCGCAGGCTGCTTCTGGGCACACGGTTGTCGGCAACATGACCGTTGCCCTGAGTTCCAGCGGCCGATTCCGCACGACCAAGACCGCTGCGGCTACCTTCGTGACCTATCGGCTTAGTTGATAGGCAACCAGTGCATGCGCGGGTGGTGGTGACAAGCTGCCGCCCGCGTTTTTCTTGGAGCAAGCCATGCCGCTGACCAAGGGCTATTCGCAAAAGTCGATTTCAAAGAACATCTCGAAAGAGATGAAGGCCGGAAAGCCCCAAAAGCAAGCCGTCGCCATTGCACTGAACACGGCTCGCACTGCTGCCAAAAAAGCCGGCAAGCCTAGCAAAGCGCCGAAGGGCAAGAAGTGAACATCGCGATCTACCGTTCCCCAGGACCGCACTTTGGCCCGCCCGGCAAGACCTACGATTGCAAGGGCGTGGAGCCTGAGCGCTTGGAGGAAGCATTGGCCGAGGGCTGGCATACAGAGTTTCTCGTCGCTGTGGGTTTGGCCGAAGCTCCGCCCGAGACTGTGGCCGACAACGACCCGCAGACGCGCGACGAAA